CCGTTCTTGAAGACGAGAAATGTATTGCCGTTGCGAACGACTGCAAAATGGTTCCACACATTGTACTGAAGCGCGCCGCAATTAACGCCGCTGGCAATGTCCCATGTACTGTTGTTGCTCGACATGTAAACGAGCCAGTTGCCAGCACTTGAATAGCCAAGAAGGAACGCCTGTGGATTGGTGTCGGCACTTCGCCTCACAAAACAAGATTGATCGGAGGCGGCAGTCCTGTACTCCCACCAATCGATTGTAAAATTGCCGCTACCAAAATCAAAGTCGGTGCTATTCGGCATGAACAGATAGCTGCCGCCCGGCAGATACATCGAGCCAGCGCCAACCTTGCTGGTGGCACTGATCTGCGTCGTGCCGTATGGAGTGCCAACACGCCGCTGCGTCGCGCCTATTCCCTTGTTGAGAAAGGTGCCGTCGTCAAACGACAGCAGCAGTGTGGTGTAGCCGTCGTTGCCGGTGGGACTGCCACCGGACGCGCTCATGCCAAGCGAGGGATTGACCCCCGACAGCATTACCGGAAGTCCGGCTGGAACGAACAGAAGGCCAGATTGATACCGGCAAAATACGAATATGAGATGGCGTCCCTGGCGCCGTTAGCCGACAGCGTTGGCTTGACGCCGCCGGGGAAGATCCACTGGTTGCCCCACGTCGTGATCGAGGCCCCGGCGGCGTTGGCGAAGAGATAGATCAGCCCCTTCTGCGATTTCACGTTGACCGGGTTTGCCAGGGTGCGGCCAGCCGCCGTGACCGACACGGAAAAGTCTATGCCGGTGGAAAAGTCGCAAGTGATCGTCCCGCTGGTATCCACGATCGTGACGGGACCAGCCGCGCTCCACAGCGTGCCGCTGGTGACCATCCTGGATTGCGGATTGTTGGACAGATACTCCGCCAGCGTTGCTGCCGTGACAGCGGACGCTGCAGCTCTCGTCGTGTCGGTCGGATGGACGTGATCTTCTCTGGAGTACTTGATCGAGCTGCCGGGCAATGCCGGTGAGGCGTTGATGAGCGGCAGCGCCACTGAGGCATCGAGTGTGCCAGAGCTGCCGCCGTAGGTTGTCCACTTCTCGCCATCCCAGGTGTAGACCGGAAGCCCTGGAGTGGGCGTGGCCGGAAACTTTTGGCCTACGACAGGAGCGGCTGGAAAATCAAAGGCCATAGCTCACCTCAACAGTCTGCTGCGTTGGACGTTGGCTGCCGCCGTTATCTGAGTGGCGGCGGATGTCATCTCGTTTCGGAAGCTTTCGATGGCGGCGCCATTGCCCCTGGTAACTTGGGCATTCTCGACCAGCAGCAGCGGCAAGAAACTCACGGCGCAGCCCCAGTGGTCGATGTCCTTGGTCGATTGCGGATCTTTGCCGCGAAGCAACTGCCACCAGGGACACTTGTGGCAGACCTCGCTCATGTCCTTCCGGTGCAGCGGGCAGACCAGACCGGGTTCAGCGTGCGGGATCTGCGCCATCATTGTTTTCCTAGTGCCGGTGGCGCCCTGCGGCGCGGGTCTAGTGGATGGTACGGGTCATCCGGCCTCTCCTCCGGTGGAGGGGGAGCCGCCGCTTCCCAGGCATCGAGCAGCCACTGGTATGGCGCAAAGCTGTCGATCTCGATGTTGGGTTCTCGGAGGTTGTCATAGGGATCCTCATCGACAAACTCGATGACGCCCTTGTGCTTCTCCTCGCTCCACTGGATGGCGTGGATGGTGTGGTCAACCTCGGTGCAGTCAACGCTGCGGCCTACGCCGTCAACGAACACCATGTTGTCAGACGGGATTACTGTTGCCGTTTTCATGCTCCGGTTCCTTGGCTAGCTTCTTGGTGATGTGTACCGTTCGCGCATTGTCTTCGAGGCCTATGATCTCGTGCGGAAAGCCAGCGAAAGTATCAAGCACGGTGCCGCTCTCGTGTATGCCGTTCTCCACGGCGCCGTTCTCCATTATGATCCTGATCAGTACGCGCCCTCTGGCAACGATGATGATATGAGACGTTGCATCATCGTGATTGTGCATCGGCAAGCAGTCACCCGCCTTTTGATAGTCGTACATCAGCAACTGTAGGTCGCCTATCTTGGCTCCGTTGATGACCGGCATGCCCATACTCATTAGCGCAACTCCGGTCCCGCCACCCACATAACGAGTGATCGCCGCACACCTTTCGTCACCGGCCTCACCTCGTGAACGATCTCAGAGCGAAAGAACGTCGCCATGCCCCGCATACGCGGCATGGTAACTGGTGTGAGGTTGTGCGGGTACAGCCACAACTCGCCGCCCTCGTAGTCTTCAGGTTTCGACAACTGCAGGCTCATGCTCAGCTTGCGGTGATGATCGGTGTACTTGCCGTATGTACAGTCTGCATGAGAGCAGTAGCGGCCACCGTCGTATTCGGTCAGTTGTAGGTTTTCGATGGTCGTTAACTCCAGGTGGAAGTGCTTGTTGACTTGGTAGACCGCATCATCGAGAGCGGTGTAGAGCCACTCAATCTCAGGCTTAGGCATCAACCAATCGATTGTGCTGTCCCTCTGCTCAGGATTAACCTTGCCAGCGTCAACCTTGCCAGCGTGTTTATTGTCGCTCCACAGCGCATCAATCTTGTCCAACTCCTCCGCAGCGAACACTTCAGACGAAGCAACCCACGCTTGGCGCGGATACGTTTGTAGCTTCCACATAGACATGTTCAGCTTGTCGTCACTTGCACGTAGCCAGGACTACCGGCACTTCCAGGACTACCCCAACCGCCAGTGCCACCAGGACTGCCTGGATTGCCATTCTGAATTGGCACACCAGGGCTTGTATGCCAGTAACCAGGGGCACCTGCTGCACCGGCAGCACCATACATGCCAGCAGCTCCAGCAGTGCCAGCAGCGCCTACAACAACGCTGACACCTGTGCGTGGTTGAAGCGTGCTGCTGCTGCGTTGATACGTTGCGGTACCGGCAGCTTGGAATGATGATGCACCACCAGGACCACCAGCACCGCCTGGGCCACCAGCACCTCCTGCACCGCCACATCCGGGAGGAACATAGTATGCCGCCATACCCGGCCAGTACTGACAATTAGCGGGCGTCCACACGCCAACTCCGCAAGAGCAGTTGTAAAATATAGGATAGCTACCGGGTGTCCCGGGTGACCCGGGTGATCCTGGTGTTCCAGATGATCCTGGTGTGCCGTTCACAACATTGGCGGCGACGGCACGATAATTATTCGGCACGATAAATGACGCAGGGCCATTGATCATGCTTGTCCCAGTTATGATGGCGAAGCCTCTCATCAGCCCAGGCTCGCGTTGACCGCCACAAGTTGCAGCAGTGTGTGGGTTGCATCAAAGACAGAATAGCTCATCACGCTCCACTTGTTGGCGATGGTGCCGATAGTGAACGCCGTATCACCGTCGCAGCAGTAGCCGTTCGATGTCAGACCGCTGAGCGTGCGGCTGCCGGTGGCGTCCTGTTTGATGGCGATCAGCCCATCGGTGCCGACAACCGGCGTCTGCAAATAGCCAAGGGTGCGATTGCCGCCCATTGAGTTAAGCCTGAAGTTGCGGCCAATTCCCCCACTTGAACCGCCCGGCACAACAATGGTGGCGGCGTCCGTCAGCAATACCCATGAGGTGTCGGGCGGAGGCGGCACGTTGGCGGCAACCTTGGCGTCCACATACTGCTTGGTTGCGGCGTGAAGAAGCGCCGTGGGATCTGCACCCAGCGTTAAAAAACCGGACATGGTATCGCCGGTCTTGCTCACGAAATTGTTGATGTCGGGCTGCGGGCAGGCGACAATCCACTGGCCGGGCGGGCCGGACGGGTCAATGTAAAACACATAAAGCAGCCCGCTATCACTCTCCCACCAAAGCGTGCCGGGCAGCGGATTGGCCGGGGCAACGTCCATGATGACAATGCCGGAACCACCCGTGGTTTTGTCATCGACATATTTTTTGGTGGCGCTGTGCAAATCTATTGTTGGTGCGCCGGACAGCGTCAGCAGGCCGGTCATGACGCCACCGGACTTGGCGACCAGCGAGGTGTCGCTGGGGTGAACGTGGTCTTCCCGCGAATAGGCTGTCGCGGCGCCCGGCGCAGCCACTCCGTTCATCACCGGGTTGACGGTGCTGGGCGCCAGACCAAGGTTGGCGCGGGCAGTGGCGTAATTTGTCAAACCGGCAAGGTTCTCCGACTTGAGCATGTCACCGGAGCCGGAACCGGCTGGTCCGGTTGCTCCGGTGGGTCCGGTAGGTCCAGGGCTGCCCTGTGGCCCGGGGGGTCCGGTCAATCCAAGGGGTCCGGTCTGCCCAGGCACCCCCTGGTCACCCGGGTCACCCTTGTCCCCCTTGTCGCCCTTGACGCCCTGCGCCCCAGTCGATCCAGAGGGGCCAGCAGCGCCGGTCGAGCCGGATGCCCCGACTGGCCCCTGGGGTCCAGGCGGTCCTGGAGGCCCAACGGCGCCAGCAGGCCCAGGCCCGCCAGACATATCAACGTATCGCTTGGTGGCCGCCTGCAAATCCAATGATGGATCGCTAGCCAATTCCAGCACGCCGGTCATGACGCCGCCAGACAGGGCCAGCCGTGACGTGTCGCTGGGGTGGATATGATCCTCTCTGGAGAACTGAAACGAGATGCCCGGCAGGCCCGGCGTTTGATCCATTAGCGGGATAAGCAAACCGGCGGCGCCGGGCGCCGCCACGATGCCGCCATAAGTCGTCCACTTCTCGCCGTCCCAGGTGTACTGGGGCACACCGGATATTCCCGGCGAGGGATACCTGTCTCCGATTGCTGGCGATGCCGGAAAATCGAAGGCCATCTGATCAACTCTTCTTCGCGAGAATTAGATCAACGTACTGAACCTGGAGCGCGACTGAGTGAGCGTGCGGCTGACCGCCAGCGCCCCCAGCAACGCCAGAGGTGAGCGCCGGGCAGTCAATGGTGTAGAGCGCGGTAGAGTACACAAAGTATCCCCAGATGCCGCCAGGGTTGTTCTCCTCGAACACGCCATACGGAATGGTATGCTTGTGTTCGGCCATCTGCGACGAGGCCAGTGTGGCGCCGCTCGTTGCGTTCTGACTGAACACAGACGAGAACGGCGTGGCGCCGCCAGCGCCACCACCCGCAGTGCTGACGATGCGAAGCGCCTTGTCGTGATGCGTGGTGACCTGGACCCATCCGGTTGGCGCTGCCGCCTGATAGAACGGCAGCGTGGTGTCGGTCGGAAACGGCGGCGGGACGACGATGGAGGCGATAGCAGCGGCAATGTGATCGTCTACATATTTCTTGCTGACTGCCTCGTCATCGAACGTCGGCGGTTCATGCACATGCAGCGGTCCGGTCATGCTGTCGCCGCTGCGCAGCACCAGCGTGCTGATGTCGGGCTGTGGACAGGCGATAACCCACTGCGGCGGACCGTTCAGATCATTGTATCGGACATAAAGTAGTCCGGAGTCTGTATCCCACCAAAGCGTGTTATCGCGTGCTGCCGCAGGCGCCCCGTCTGATGTCTGCAATATTGTATCGGCGTATTGCTTGGGCACAGCTTGCAGCGTGCCGGTCGGATCACCGGACAGCGTCAGCAGGCCGGTCATGGTGTCACCGGCCTTCAGAACGAACATCGATGACTGATTGAGAACCCACGTCGTCCAGACGCCGCCAATCTTCATGCGGACATAGACGGGACCGTTTGGATCGGTCAGGTCGCGGGCCTCGATAATAATCGCGCCTGGAGATGCCCAGTAGGCGATGCCAGCAAAGGCGTGGTTGGCGACGGGTGCATTGGTGGCGAGGATGTCTGAATAGAACGAGCCAGCCATCCACGAATAGCTGTCGTAGTTGTCGATATGCTGGAGCATCTTCTCGGCGGATAGATTATTCAGGGCGCCGTCTGCGGTCGACGCACCCGTGCCACCAGCAACGATAGGCCGTGGCGTGTTCAGATCCCGCTCAACGTCATGAACGAAAGAGTTGTACTTCTCGCTCTCAATCGTCGTGTCTGGAATGCCCTCGGTGCCGAGAGGTATGTGATAAATGTTTGAGCCGTCGCGTGGCATGTCGCCCCCTATTCCGGTAGCCGGTATTTGCCGGTCCAGGGGACATAGCCCCGTCGTCCTAAATTGTACTGCGCGATGCGGTCAGCGATTTGTGTCACCTCGGGGCTTTCTTTTGCCAACAGCACCTTGGCGATAGCATCGCGCTGACTTTCGCTTTGCCCCTTCGAGGCGCGAAGACCAAACTCGTAAGCGTTGCGGATGAAGCCGCCAGGGTTGCCGTGTGCGGCATTAGTTATCATGCCGACGACTTCGCCGCCTGCCGGTGCCGACGCCATGTCGGCGAGGTTCTCGGCGGTCGCTGGGCCACCCAGCGCCGCCTTCGAGGTGCGCTGCATTTCCTCTTCGCGATTAAGGAATTTTCGGAGCTGATCGGGCTGCTCCACGCCCTTAATTACCTGACGCGGCCCCTGGTACAGCGACAGCCGGTCCAGCTCTGCTTCACCCTTCGGGGATTTCTCTCGCAGGATGCCGGGATAGTTGCCGGTCTTTTCCAATGGCTCGCGCACTGCATCGGCGTAGCCAATGCGGACGCCCTGCTGTTCGGTTGGCGGCATTCCCTCAAATGCACGAAGCGTGTCGTCTGGCCGCCCCCGTGTCACCATCTCGCGTCCGGTTTGAACCGCATCCTTCACCGCCATTGGGCCAGCGAACTCTCGCCTTGCCTCGGCGTAGGCCGGGTTCATGGCGTCGACTTGTTCCAGCAGCCGGTTCTTCATGCCGACGAGAGCAGCGCCACGATTGGTCATTTTGCCGGTGATTGCGTCAGTCTCTTTTTCAATCAGCCCGTCCAGCCCCACTTTGAGAGTGTGGATGGTCTTCATGTTCGGTACGCCGCTGATGATCGGATCGCCAGCCTTGTCAAAGCCAGTAATCGCCGCTTCCTCTGGATTAAACGGCGTGCCGGTCCCGGCATTCCTGATGCGCTGGACAGCGACGCCTTCTCTGATGCCAGCCTTGGCCTCCGGCGTCGTGAAAATATCTTTCATGACGTCATTCCAGACCGGGTAACCGGGGTTCATGGACTTTTCATAAAGCGGGCCAGCGTTGGTCTCGGCCTGCTGTACCAGCCCCTCCTGCGCGGCCTTCGCAGTGGTCGGCGCACCAAGCGCCTTGCCTACCTCGCTGCCGACACGATACGGCATGCCAAGGTCGCGGGTTGTCAGCGCCTCAGTGACACGCTCGCGTGCCGGTCCAGGCTGCTTGGCGACACCGGCAAGGCCGCGCTGGCCTTCCTTGCCGATTGCATCCGCTATCGTGTACCCAGTCTGCCCAGAGGCATGAGCGTCGGCAACCTTCTGGAGGACTTGCTCCATCGTCTGGCCGCTGTCGCGAGCCATCTTCTCGACTTGCTCGATGGAGACGTTGTCAGCGGCGCGCAGCCGTGACATCTGCAAGATCCTGCCACCCCAGTTGAGGACAGGCGCAACAGCCGGAAGCACAGCCGCCAAACCACCGCCCAGGACGCCACCCATCTTGGCATGAGCAATGCGCTCTTCGGCGGTGTTGCCTTCGCCAGCGCCAGCAGCGCCGCCAAAGCCAATGCCCTTTACAACATTCAGGCCGTACTGACGGGCCGCCTCTTCACCCTTTGTTGCTCCAGCCAGGGCCGTGGCCCTGGGGCCGCCAAACACGCCAGCGCCGCTGGACAGGCCGCCGGTCAGTTCAGCGGCGCCACCCCAAAAGCCCTTGGTACTTTCGCGGGTCTTTCCCGCGTACAGGTCGGACAACGCCTTGGCGTAGTTATAGCCCTCGCCAATATCGGTGGTGCCGTGCCGGTACATCTCGATGGGCGTCGAAAGCGCAGCCAGCCCCTCGTCGGTCCAGTTCATGCCGGAGCCAAGACCGGCCCGCGTGGTGTAGTCGGACACCCCACCTAGCGGGGCGCCTGCCTTCAGGGCGCGATCATATGTCTCGGTGGCAGCCTGCTGATACTTGTCGGGCGGGGGCGCTACAGGCGCCTGTGGCGGCGCCACGCGAAACTGCGCCCAGGCGTCCGGCTGCCCTGGCGCTGGCACCACAGTCGGCGGCTGGTCGCGCATGTCCGGCGACATCGTTGCCGGAGCTGGCAAACGAGGGTCGCGGAATTGTGCCCAGGGATCTTCGCCGTCTGCCATCATTGGCTCCTAGGGACGGTGCCGATATTGCCATCAGGCAAAACAATCCGGCGGCCCGGCGGCAGCTTCATTGCGTCCGCCGGGGTAGCCACCCTCTCGGGCGGCTTAGCCTGTTCTTTTGCGTAGTCCTCCTTGGCGTAGGCGTCGGTCAGGCTCTTGACGATTGCCATGCCTTGCGTGCCCACCGTGCTGCCGACGGCATCAACCATGTTGTGGCGTCGCTGCGACTTGATGCGGAGATCCTCGTCGGTGTCGCCAAGTCGCGGGATGAATGGCGGCAGATTGCGCATTGCTTCTGATGGCGAAACGGCGGCGCCGCTCACTCGCGTCAGGAAGCCCGCACCCCAGTTGCCGAGAGCGTCTTCTGACGTGTGATAGTCCTGCGAGGTAAGCGTGCGTCCGACTATCGGAATGTTTGCCTTGGCGACTTGCTCTGGATCGGTCAGCGCCTTGCCGTAGCCGAGATTGTCGACCGTCTGGAGGTCGGCCTTGCTCCGCATGACAAACTCGACGCCCTTCTGCTGCTCCGCCGACATCTGTGGCTGCGGCGAGCCCGGCGCGAGCTTGTACTCAGTAGCCCCTGGCGGACGCTCATAACGTGCGCCCTGGCTTTCGAACTTGTCTGGATCATTGATCTTCTTTTGCAGCTCTTGGATGCGAAGCGCGGCTTCTTGTTTTGCCTGATCACGCGGAGTGCCGGTCTTGTAGATCTTCTCTTCGAGATCAGCCTGGGCATTTTGAATATCCACCCTTAGCTTCGCGATATCGAGCGGGGCCTTGGTCGCAGTTGCCTGCTTGATCTCGGTATCGATGCGATCATTGAGTTGCTTGATGGTGCGATCCGGTGCTTCGCGAGTAAACTTCGCGTACTCTTTGTTGTATTCCAACCAGCCATCGCGCCGGTTGATGTAGTCAGCTTGGTTCTGCTGCTCGCGCTCCTTGCGGTAGCCTTCCTCGGTGTCAAACACCGACTTGTAATAGGCCCGCGTTCCCTCGGTGATGTTCGGGTTGTTCATGATCTGCATAGCGTTAGCCTGCGCCTTCGACAGACCAAGCTGAGCGGGGCGTACCGGAGCCGGTCCCGGCGGTTGCATTTCCTGCTCCGACGCGGGCGGGATCGGTGCCCGCGACGGCGGCATGTCAGGCGCGGGCTTGATGCCTTGCGAGGTGTCCTGCGAAGGCGGCGGTGCCTGCGCTGCCTGCGGTGCCTGCGGCGACGGGAACATGCCGACATCGGGCCGGAAGCCCGGCGCAAGCTGGGCGGTAGGCCCGGCGAGCGGCGGTACGTCGCTAGCCGTAGGCGGCCCAGAGGTCGTCGGGGACGGTGAAGTCCCCGCTTGGGTAGGGTCCGGCGGTGGTGGCGGCACCTCCGGGGCCGGTTGTGGCTGGCCGACGAGGCCTTTGGTGATGGCGTCGCGGCGCTCCGCCGCCGACGTCTCCAGGCCGCCCAGCGCGCCCATGGGCTGCAACCCAGGCTGCGGCGCATCGGACAGCACGGGAGCGCCACCGCGACCGTCCAGCGAGGCCGTGGCGCGGAATGGCGAGCCGGGCTGGCGACCGCCGCCCTTGACCAGCTCCAGCAACCTGGCGTCGGAGCCTTGTGGCTGCTCCTCAGCAGCCGGGGCCTGTGGCGTCTCGTTCTGCGCCAGCAGCGCCATGGTTACGGCGTCGCGAGGGTCGGGTTGTCCGGGTGAGGGTTGTGCCCCCGCGACGCTTGCGCCACCGCCTCTTCCACCTCCAGGGCTATTGACGGCAACGCCTTCAGTGCCGGGCTCAGCGCCAACATCCCGCGCCAGCCGGTTCATGTAGTCCTGGCCGTATTTCGCGACCGTCAGGCGGCCATGCGCGTCGGTGGCACCAAGATTGTACATGCCTCGGTCGCCGCCATACCAATTGCGCGCCGCGCCTTCCTCGCCGTACTTCTTGACGGCGTCGCCGAACTGCTGGCGAAACTGAATGTGTTGCGCGTTGGGATTATTGAGAAACTCCTGCGGCGTCATCTTGTAGCCAAGCGCCGCCTGGGTGCGTTCCGGGATTTCGTTGCTCATCACCTGAAACTTGCCGAGAGCGTTGCCGCCCTTAGTGGCAATGCCAACTTCGCCATACGGATTGCGCGATCCGCCGCTCTCGATCCCGGAAATGGCGCGTTCCCGCGCCTGCATCCTCGGGTCGTCCATCGGGCCGACAAACGGCCCTGGACCCGGCACTGGTCGCTCTTCCGGCACTTCCGGCACCAGCGGCTCCTCCTGAGAGGTCATCGCCACTCGCTGCTCGTTGCCGGTAGGCGGCGTGAACGCCGTAGTGCTGATCAGATCCCGGTCGGCAAACTGCGATCCCGGCGTGTACGGCGGCGCGACGCTCTCGGTTGCTGGCGGCCCGGTATCCGGCGCAGCCGCCACCGTCTGCGGCGCGATGCGTTCTGTCGCCACTGCCCTGGCTGGCCCGGGAGCTGGCGGCGGCATGAAGCGGTCCGCCACGGCAGCGTTGCCGGTCGCTGGTTGGATCGGTGGCGCAGGCGGTCGCATGTCAGCGGTCACCGGCCACGGTGGCACGAATGTGGCGTTGGGATTGCCCTGCGGTTCAGCGGAAGACTGCGGTGCCGGTGCTGACGCTGGTGCTGGCGCTGGTGCTGGTGCTGGTGCTGGTGCTGTAGGAGCCCTTGGTGTCGCGTATGGCGAGGTCACCGGAGCTGGAGCGGGCACTTCCTGCTGAACACTTGGCGTGTAGGTGCCCGGCACCTGTGGCAGCTTGGCTTCGGCGGCCTTCTGCTGCGCCGCCATCCTGGCCAGCATGAAGTCATGCACACCCTCGTTGAAGCTTTCGCCGAGATAGGTCAGGCCCTCGCCCTTGTTCTTAGGAAACGGCTTCTGCTTGCTGGCCAAGGCTGCAGCAATAGCGCGGCGCTGCTGCAGCTCTTGGGCGTTGAGCCCGGTGTTGCCGCCCCAGATAAACTGACTTGGGATCAGATCTTCTGCGCCTGCCATGTTATGCAGCCCTCAAAATGTTGCCCATGACCATGCCGTGGTCGAGGTACTTGATGCCGCCGCGTTCGGTGACCGCCTCTGGGATGATCTTCTCGACATCCTGCGCCATCGGGCCAATGTGCCGTGTCGAGTTTGGATCGCGCTTGAAGCTGTAGGAGTAGATCGGCAGCTCATCGTGATCGGCCTCCTGCGGACGCAGGATCGAGCCGGGCTGGTCGTGATCGGCGTCAGCGACCGCTGACGGGTGAGCGAACACCGTGCCAATCTTTTTGATGTTCTCCTTCTCGCGGCGGTCCGACATCCCCATCATGCCCATGCCGCCCTTCAACAGGCCGCCAGCGAGGCCGTAGATGCCCGCCATCTGCTGTTGATAGTTTTGGTTCTGCTGCTGATAGATCGACATGTCCTGGCTGAAGCGATTGTTGATCAGGCCAGCGACATCGGTGGTCGGGATCTGGTTGTTCGGCGTGTTGACGAAATTCGGGTTGCTGATCTGCGAACCGCTGATCAGCGAGGAGATCTCGTTGATGGGCTGATTGCGCAGCGCATACTGCTCATTCATGTACTGGTTGCGCGCCATGTTCTGCGCGTTGAAGCTGGTCTGCGCCTGCGCCACCTGGGCGGCGAGACCGGCGTTGCCGAAGTCGGCCCGGCCTGCTGCCTGCTGGTAGTTCTGGCTCTGCGCCTGATTGGCGAATGTGCCAATGCCCTGCTGCTCGTTGTAGGCCTGCTGCTGCGCTTGGTTCTGGAAGCCCGCCTTCTGGGCCGCCATGTCCATCATGCGCTGCTGCTCGCTACCGGCCTGACCGACAGCGGCGAAGCGGGCGTCGTTGGCCTGCCGATTGTAGTTGTCCATCGCCGACGTGTAGGCCTGCGAGCCGTAGCGGATGCCCTGGTCGGCGAGCTGCTGAGTAATGCCCTGCTTCTCGATGGCGAGCTGCGGGTTCATCCGCGCCATCAGGCTGTCCTCGACCCGCTGCCGATCGGCGCTGAAGTTGTCGGACGGCCCGTAGGTCTGCGTTACAGAGTTGGGATCGCCGTAGCCGCTGGCGAAGCTGCTCTGCTGGCTGCCGACATCGCCGAATGTCGTCGCCGCCTTGGGGACGCCGCTGATCTGATTTGGATCGGCAGCGGCTGGCGCACCCGACAGATCGATGTCTTTCGACAGCAGATTACCCAGCCGGGCGCTCTGGGTATTGGCCAGCCCGGCCATGTTGAACTTGCTGGCGTCAGTCTGGTCCTTGATGGCCTGCTGCTGCTCAGACAGCGTCTGCGTCGCCGTGAAGGTCGGAATGTTGATGTGCGTGCCGGTATACGGATCGGTCCAGTCGTAATTGCCGGTCACGTCGTAGTTCAGCGACCCATCCGGCGTGATCTGGTTGGTGTTGTTCAGGAACGCATTGCTGATCGCCGTCGCGACATTGGTGGATGTCGAGGCCGCAGCAGTCTGTCGAGGATCTGGTGCTGGAGGCGGTGACGGTGCCGACTTACCCATCTAGTAATTCCCTGGATTGACCCCTGGCGGCAGCAGCTGCTGTGCGAGCGGTGTGGGCGCGACATTTGGCGCACCGGGTTGCGGCCCTGCTGGCATTGGCGTGCCCGGTGTTGGAAGCATTCCGCCGCCCGGTGGCGGGGTCAGCGCCGTCGGCGCCATACCGGCCTGACCCGGCATGCCCGGTGGCTGCATCCCAGGCATGGCGTTGGCTGCACCCATGCTGGCGCCCGGCGGCGGCATGCTTGGCCCGGCCAGATTATTCGGCGGACGCGACAGCGCCGGGTTTGGCTGCATCTGGCCGCCCTGCTGCCCCAGACCCGGCGGCACTTGTGTGCGCGGCGGCGGGTTGGCGACGTTCATCAGCGCCTGAGTGATGGCGTTGCGCTGCATCCCGGCTGGGTTGGCGGGGCCTGTCGAAGGCGCCGTGGCGCCCACCCCCATCGGATTGGAATAGTCGATCATGCGGCATCCTCCAGCTCGGCATCAGTCTCGTGGTGCCGGTATCGCTTGTTGACCTTGTTCTCGCACCAGTCCTCGTAGGTGAGCAGGCACAGCACGCCGTCCTTGTCGCGGCCAAACATGCGCGGCACCTTGACGAACGTGTAATTGAAGGCAGCGAGCTGGCGCAGCAGGCGCTCATTCTCGATGGGCACCCGCATCAACGTCATCTGCACGCCGCACTGGATGAACGGATAGCGATACACTCGCGCCAGCGTCTCGCGGGTCAGCCATCTGGCGTCGACAGCAGCGCCGCTCATTTCGATCAGTCCGGCCTCGGCGTCGTAGTTGTGGTAGACCATGCCGCCTATCAGGGCGCCGTCGCGCATCACGCCAATGGCAGTGGCGTCGAGCGGGAAGCCCCGACGACAGTGCGGGATCATCTGCGCCACAAAACCGGCGACCAGCTGATCGGCTCCATACAGATACGTCAGCATTGTCAGCCCCAGATGTTTGGCGGCGGCGGTCGCGCTGCCACAGCTGCTGATGCCGCCTGATTAGCGGCCACCCGTGCCGCAATGGCGTTGCGGCGTGCGTCCAGATCGTACTTGCCGCCCTGCGCCCAGATCCGCAGCGCCTCCGGGTCGACCGTGCCGCGCTTGTCGCCGTAGCTCTGATTGACCGGCAGTGGCCCGCCGTAGACGCCATCGCCCCGCGTCATCTGCGTTGGGTCCATGTACTCGCCGGGCATCCGCGAGGCCTCGACGGTGTCGCGGCCAATGTGATGACCGGCGGTCCAGTCGGCGACGGCCTTCTCCGACGGCGCCCAGCCATGAACGTAGCCGGGCGCAAACAGCCCACCCATCGCGCCAACTGGGTCATAGTTCTGGTAGACGCTGTTCGATTGCGGCGGAGGCGCGTTCGGGTCAACCGGCAGCGCCGCAGGGTCTACTGCGGGATCGACCGGGACCGCCGGGATCTCTGGTATCGCTGGCGCTGAAGCCATAGCCAACTCCTAGACGTTTACGCCAAGACGCTCGAAGGTTGCGCTGATCGAAATCAGCTCCACCACTGGTGTGGCGTGCTGCGCCACGGTCACCTGACAGATCGGCGCGTGCGAGAACCCGGTCTCGCCGATCGACACCCAGCCAGTGTTGCGCACCACGGGCGCAAACAACGCCGCCGCCTGATCCCACAGCGCGTGCCCTAATGGCGGATCTGTTCCCCACAGCCCCTGGTCCCACACGTCTGGGATGCCAGGATCAGGACCGGCCTGTGGCGGGATCGGGATCTTGACGACGTAGTCGGTGCATGCCGAAAGCTGCGGGACGAACGGCTGGCCGGGCACCGACGAGAACGTAGCGCGGGCCTGATGCCAGACCACGGTGGCTGCAGTCTGCTGAAACATCTCCCAGCCGCCCACCATGACAGCGGTGTACGGATACTGGTTGTCGTCGTAGCCGGTGCGGTTGGCCTCCATGATCTTGCCGGTCTGAGTGCCGAAGAACATGCGACCGTGCAGATAGATCCAGCACAGCGCGTCCCATCCAGTGATACGACCCCAGGCGCCTGTGGCGCTGTTGGCGACGCCAACATACTGCTTGCCCTCCGGGCCGCCCGGCCACGTCGTGATGACGCCACCCCACTCGTCCCACTTCTTCATCTGCCAGGGAAACGTATTGCGTGTGGTCACCATGTCCCGCCATGTGGACTTGATGTTGCGGGTCAGGCTGGCGAGGTCGAGCTGGTCCTGCGTCTTGGTAATAGCCTGAGATACCGGAACGATGCCGTCGACCGTCGCTATCAGCAGATCGCCGCCGATCGACATGTGGGCGTTCTGCCCCATCGGCTTGCTGATCTGGTAGCGGCCCTCTTGCCGCCAGTTGGTGGCCACCGACGGGTCACCGCCACTGAATATGAGCAGCTCACCCTGGTCGGTAGCGAAGACGCATTTGTCGTCGGTGCCGTCGCCTGCATCTATTGACCATGTCGCGCCAAACAGCAGCTTACCGCCCCTGGTGGCGGCGCCGGACAGCGGGATCATCAGCAGCGCGCCCTGGATAGCATTGAGGGGCAGATACCAAGCGTTCATCGATTGGTATTCGATGAAGAACAGCCGGTTGCGATACTTCCAGACATAGACGAGATCCCGGCCATGCTCGACGGCGCTGTCTATCGGGCCGTTGATCTCGTCATTGGTCAGCTTAGTCCACGTCGTACCGTCAAACCGCAGCGGCGGGTCGCCACCGCTGTCAGTCACCGCGACCATCCAGTCGCCGCCCTGATTGGACAGTTGGGTGGCGGAATAGTTTCCTGACGACATCCCGGCCACGACCTCCTGCGGGAAGCCCGACACCGACACGTCGTAAAGCTTGCTCTGATTGGCGGCGAAGATCTTGTCGTTGCCGTAGGAGATGTATTCAAAACCAGAGATGACCGGCTCGACCTCGGGCAACTGTGCCCACCGCACACTGCCACCACGCAACTTGACTCCGCGCAGTGTCGGCACCCAGTTGTCCAGACGAATGGCGCCGCCCGGCTGCATGTAGGTAAAGTTCTCGCTCTCGATGATGCCGCGTGTTGGCGCCGGGAACGTCATGGTCTGATAGTGCTGCGCCACCTCCGGCTGCACCGGCACCCGTTTAAAGGCTTGATGTCCACTCATGGCGTCGGCACCGGCCAGGGATAGGAAACTCCAGCACTGACCGAGATCGGCGACCGTCCGGCGATGATCGGCGCGGGCTTGTCACCGCCCATCACCATCAGCAGCGCGTCGCCGTATGTCCCCATATCTTCGGCATACGGCGACCCCTTCTGAGCCTTCCACTGCCAAATCATGCCCAGCTTGTGGATACGATCGCCCAGGATGAAGCTGTCACCGTCATCGAGAAACGTGTCGCCAACGCCACCGGAAAACAGCTTGATGCAGTTCTTCTGGAGGTACGGAAACGACGCCGTTTCAGCGGTGCCAAGCACTGGGACGATATGCATCTGGCCGCCCATCATCGTCCACTCGCCACGGCTGTCGCTGTAGTTCCTGGCGCGACGGTTCGTCCACTCGTCAACGTCAGGAACGAAACGCATCGGCGCCACCAGAGTGGAAGAACGCCAGACGTTGGACGACAGCAGCATGCGCCTAAAGTCGGTAGGTAAGGTCCAGGCCGTGGTGACGCCGTCGCCGGTAACCACTGCGTTCTTGGTCAGTTGTGTCCACTCACGGGTGTCGTAGGCGATCTTCTGCGCCACCTCGTTGGCCAGCGTCAGCATCTCCGACATGGTTCGGTTGGTGCTGATTGCCGAGAACACCGACGGCGGTATCGCCACGCCGACGGTTAGGCAGACATCCTTGACCACCGACAGTAACGACATCAGGCAACTTTCTGCTGGGCCTCGTTAGCCATTCGCACCAGGGTCTTGCGGTTCAGCGAGCCATGCGGCGCGTGGCCGGTATTAGTCTTAATGAAGTCGCGCAGCATCTCCGGCGTCATGTGGTCGAACGGCCCGCCAGTCCTTTCGCCGTCCTTGTCGGACATGTCGGCGAGGGCTTTGGCATCGTCTTCGAGGATCTGATTGCGTGCCCGCAGCGCCTCCAGCTCCGCCAGCACCTCGGCGGTCGGTGCGCCAAGCTTGGCTTCGGCGATGAACTCGATGGCCTTGTTCTTCAGGTCGCGGCCATACGACCCCAGGTTCTTCAGCTCCTGGCCGTCGACATGGGCGAGCGCCTCGGCGGTGTAGATGTTGAGCGCCCGCAACTCGGCCCGGCGAGCCTCGGTGAGGAACGGCACATGCGTGAGCGGCGTGCCGCTCTTGGTCTGCATGGTGTGTTCCTTGAATTGCCGGTACTGGCGGGGAAATCGTTCGGCGTAGGTGATCGCGATCTGCTCCTGCGTCGCGTCATCGTTGCCCCAGTGCGAGAAAGCCAGCGCCGGGAAAACTGAAACATTGCGTGATCCGGCGAAGCGGATCTCGCAGATCTCCATGTCGTCGTAGATCGGACGGCCTTCCTTGACGGAGCGGCCCTCGTTCTTGACGGCGTGATGCTTGAACAGCGCAACGATGGTGCTGTCTGGATCTCTGGTAGCCATTGACGATGTCTCCGTCTGAGGGAATGTGAAAGCAAGCGAGAGGCCGCCTGCGTGTTGGGGACGTTGACGGCCTCTCAACAACCTGGAGGGTTTCTAGGCCGCCGGGTTGCTGTCGTAGAAGCGCCAGTTGAACATCGGATTGACCTGGGTCAGCTCACCCATCCACCCGATAAACTGCGCAATGGCGTCCTTATCAATTGGCATTTGGCCTTCGCCCTCGAACAGCTTGTCGAAGTTTCTGTTCGGGTGATAGCGAATGCGCAACGTGTCGGTGTCGATGCCAAAGGTCGTATTGGCAGGCATGTTTGAGCCAATGCCGCCATCGAGGACGATCTCCGCCCGCTTGCCGCCGCCGATATACTCCAGCGACGAGAACCCCAACTTACCGAGAGAAGTCTCGTTGGTTTGCCGCTGGATCGCCACGGTGGCCGCGTCGTAGGCCGCGTAGTGTTCCGGCGACATGATCAGCACGTCGGCGTGGTCCTTGCCGCGTGACTGTTTTCCCATCACCACGCTGAGCATCGGCCTGACGGTGGTGGCATTGACCTGGGTGCCAAGTGCCGGAGCCATGCTCTGGGCGTCGTAGGCCTTGGTCTGCCAGATCACGTTGGCACGATCGATGCCGCCGTACAGGCCGGAGTTGGTGACGATGGGGATTGCGGTGGCGAGCCCGGTGAGCTGCTTGCCGCCGTTGGCGGTGCCGTCGCTGTAGATGGCGGCGTCCATGGCGTCTTCGAGGGCGCGTTCGGCGGCCTCGATGTAGCTGTCGTAGACGTCCATCAGCTGGCTTTCGCCTTCGTTGTTCAAGATCTCCTGCATGGAGAGGATGACGGGCACCACGACCATCTTCGGATCGAAGTAAGCGTCATTGAACAGATCGATGGCTGGGTTGAGCAGCTGATCGTAGCCGCTGTACCACTGCGGGACGTTCTTCGCGATCTGCAGGGTCTGGCGAATGCGCGGACCAGAGTAGGTCTGCCACAAGCCTTTCCGGCGCAGCACCGAGAGCAGTGCGTTGTTGTTGGAGACGAGATCCTGATAGCTGGAGGAGCGATCCTCCAGCGTCATCGACAAGATTTGCTGATAGGCAGCATTAGCGTTGATGTTAGGCATGGCATGTCCGGTCTGTTAGACGCTGCCATTCACCCGCTTCATCGCGTTCTGGATGGCGTCGCGTCGGCCAATCTTGATGTCGCTCTTGCGTGGCTGGCCGTTTGAGGGTCCGCCGGATGGTGCGCCAGAGATCGACTTGTTTGATCGGGTCTGAGCCGGTGTGCCGGTGCGGGTCTGAGCCGCTTGAGGTGGTCGGAGGCGATAGGCGCGCTGGTATGCAGTCTCGAGATCAAACCCTAGCTGCACTTCCTGCTCTATCAAGTCCCCCAGTTCATCGAACCCTGGATGCGCGTCGGCGAACTGGTCGACGGCGGACCGGGTGTTCGTGAAGACCTTCTCATGGTGCATCTGTTGCACGTTTTGCGCAAGTGAGGCGACCATCTGGTGCAGCTGGCCAATCTGCTGGCTCTGCGCCTGCTGGCCATTCTGCGCCTGCACCATTTTGTGCTGATCGGGGGTCTGATTGAGAATGTGATAAGCGACGTCGCGCAGCCCAATCTTGTGGCCGTCGCGGGTCGTCAGGTTCAGATTGTTGACGATGACGTCGAGGCCGCCGACAAGATCTGACCGCAGCTTTTGCTCCATCCCGACATAATTGGTCAGCGCCCGCTGCAGCGTGGTGCCCTGCTGAGACGCCATCTGGTGGAAGTTGCGGATGGTGTTCATCTCGTCGTGGTCGCCGCGATACTTGCGATAGGCGCCCTCGAACTCCTGCTGCATGCGGTGAACTTCGCCGCGCACGCTCTCCGGCGCCGCCGCCCACTCCTGCTTGCCGCGCTCCGACATGCGCTGCGGCGGATCGCGGTATGGCGTGCCTTCCGGCAACTGGCGCGCTGGCTGGCCGGGCTGCTGCGCCTGCCCTGGCGCACGCTGCTCGCCGGGCTGCTGCTGCGCATCGGGCGGCCTAGCGAACCGGCCCTGCTCCCTATGCTGTTGTAAAACCTTGGGTTTTTCCTTCTCCATCGCCTCGGGCGGATTGTTGTCACCCATGCCGCGTTTGGCGGTCTTCGGCTTGTCGTCGGTGTTGGCCTTGTCGAAGGCCCGCTTGATGGCATCGCGCCGGTTGTCTGCCTTGCCGTGGCCACGATCGGCTTCGCCGGGTGGCTTCTCCGGCGCCTGCGATCCCAGCGGTGCGGGAGCGTTGGTCGGGTTCTGATTGATCACCACTTCGTTGGAAGCTGGTGCTGGTGCGGAAGGCGTGGATGCTGGTGCTGGTGTCGGTTGACTAATACCTACGTCTGACATGGGCTACCCCCTGGTGTGGGGCCGGTGACCGGCCTGATACATTTCGACGGCTTTCTTGATGGTCTGCCTACGCGCCGACTTCACCACCTTGTCTGCGGTGGCACGCACTTTCGGCTTAGGCTTCTCGGTGCCGACTTCAGTAAGGCCCAACGACTTACCGACAGCTCTGTATTGAGATTTTGACGTGTAGAAGCGCCCGTCGACCTGTTCGGTCTCGGGCATGATGTCTGATATAACGTGAGGACATGGCAGTGATGAGCGCGCCGGAGGTGTTAGCTCCCGCCTGACGCGCCACCGTCCTGGTTCAATCTCGATCAGTTCTAGTGCCACGCGCCTCTAATATCAGAGGTGCGGTGGCTAACACTACTGCGTAGGTCTTTTACTTGCGCTTCTTTGCAGACCGCTCGTCGTCATCGTCGTCGTGCTTGGTCTGACCGGGCCGCGCTCCAGGCTGCCCTGGCTTTGACCCAGGCTGTTGCCCAGGCTGCTGTCCAGGGTTCGGATTGGGCTGCCCAGGGTTCTGGCCAGGATGCTGACCCGGCTGGTTTGGCTGGTTCTGTGCCTGCGCCTGCGTCTGCGTCTGCGCAGTGTTCGAACCCGGCGGCTCGTTGATGCTCTGCAGATCCGGCGGGTGGTTCGGCGACAAGCCCTGCTTGTCGCTGTGGGCCTGATCCTGGTCTTGCTTCTGGTTCATTTGTGCTTCCTTGGCTTTCCGTTCCCATTACGCTTTGCCTTCGTGGGCTTTGCGGCCCGCGCCCGTGGCTTGGCCTTGACGCTCTTGCGTCGCGGCTTTGGCGCCACCTCTGAACCCGGCGGCTCGTTGATACTCGGCAGCGCCCCTTCGGGGAGCTGCATTTGCTGCGCAGGCTGCGCAGGCTGTACTTGCGGGTCACCCATGTTTTCACCTCTGTGCGCGTGATGCGCAGCGGTCAACGTCTGGATGATGATTTGGTTGTGTCGCCCTCTGGCGCATTGAAAGTAAATTCCACCTCGTTGGACATTACGTCAGCATTCCTGACCGCGACCGGCACAACGTCTGGCCCGTGCCACACGCTCATGTCGATGGCGGTCGACAGTCGCCCGTCGTCCTCTAGCGTCGTCGGCTCGTCGTAGTCGGCGAACACAATGATGCTGCCGGTAAAGAAGTTGGTGCCAGAGACATAGATGCGGAAGCCCGCACTGCCCAACACACATTTGCTAGGCTCCAGGCCTGCCACTGTCGGCTTGGGGATGTCGCCCGCTGGAAACTTTCCAGGCTCGTTGATGCTGCGCGGCGTAACCATGGAGGTTCGCCCGGGTCCAGTCGGTTCATTGATGCTCTTGATGCCCATTAGGTGAATGTCCAGTTGGAGACAGCTGTCGACACGCCGCCGGTCATGACGGTGACGACCTGTGTGCCTGCGGTCGCCTTCTTCGGCGCATTGGCGACGGTGAGCGACGTCGCCGAAACCCAGACCGTGCTTTGCGGGTTGCCATTGATGTAGACCTGGGAGGCCCGGGTAAAGCCGGTGCCGGTGACGGTGAGCGCCACGTTGCCGGGGCCAGACGCTGGCGAGGCTGGCGCAAGCCCGGTGATGGTCGCCGCCGCCGAACCGTTCAGCGACGAGGCGTGCGAGGCGTTCGGTGTCGCGGTGAAGTTGCCGAGATCCGACACAGTAACGGTCGGAGCGTAGGAGAGGCTGCCCGGCGCGGTGTACACCACCTCGGTGCCTGCGCCCTCGGAGGGGTTGCCGCCTGCGCTTGGCGCAGCGAACGCCGTCAGCGTGCCAGCCGTGCCGTCATCGATCGGCGTCAGGCCTGCGGTGGTCGGCGGTCGCATGCCGACTTGCCCGGTGAAGTTGGTTGGCGGTGTCGGGCCGTCCGGCGTCACTGTCAGTGGTGATTGAGCCATGGTCGTCTCCTACTGTTGATAATTGTCCTGGGCGGCCAGTGCGCCAAACCCTGGCGCTGCTGCAGCACTCCCCCACAGCTTTGGGTTCCTGTACATCCATTCGGAAATGCTGTCGGCAACACGCGGCGTCACAAGCTGCGTCCTGGGTAACCCTACCGGCATTCGCGACGAATAGTAATCGGGACGTTCGGCTACTTTTACCGGGTCGCCATACTTCATCAAATTGGCGTGCAGGTCCGGTCCAGCAACATGCCAGGGCACAGATCCGCCAAATGTCCTCGGCTCACCACGAGCAGCGACCGCTGTTGGATATGTCGAATGCAACGATTGCTCGACACGACCAAGCCCCGGCTCGAACGGCGAGATGGTGAGCCCAACAGATCCCGTTGGCGTGTTGCGCAGATGCGGATTGGTAATAGCGTAACGCAACTCACCGAGATCAGGGAAGCCAGCGTCTCGCGCCACCTCACTGTCCATTGCCTTCACCACTCTGCCGCGCTCAGTACCTGTTGCCGTGTTGCTGAGCCAATCGTGCAGCTTTGGCGAACGCCAGCCAGGAAAGCCTTCAACGCCCTCCATCGCCTTATTGATGAATGATGCGCCAGCGTTTGATATGCTGGACTGCCGGGCGAGATCGTAGGCCGGTAACGCCATCTGCTTCGAGCTGTCCACAGAATGCTTAGCCATGGCCTGATACATCAGCACCGGCTCACGGCCACGCGCCAGCACCTCGTTGCCCAGGTTAATCAGACCAGACGTCTGCGGCGAGGCGTTAGCCCACATACGCCGTGCATCTTCTGACATCCCGGCTATTGGTTTGTCGGCCTGCGAGAACGCATAGTCGGCGCCGCCCTCCATCGGCTGCGGACGTGTCAGCTTGGTGCCGCCGACGCTTTGCAGCACACCGCCTGCTGTACTGCGGTCACCAGCAGCAAAGATCAGCTCCTTGCCAATCAGCGACTGTGGATCGATCACCGGACGCTCGAACTTCGGCTCACCAGTGATCTGATATTCCATCTCGTTCACTGGCTTGCCGGTGCGCAAGCCGGAGAAGCCGTGAAATTTATCGGTCTTCAAAAATGGTGAGCCCTCGTTGTACTTCACGATGTTGGTGGCGACACTTGGCGTGTTCCCAGCCTGCCCTGGCTCAAACCCGGCGAGCGTATCGCGGCTTCGCCCCACCCTGCCGCCAGCCATACCCAGCGCGCCCTCCGGCGCTAAACCAAACCCAGCACCCGTGACATTGAACGCCGTACCAGCCGCGTAGTCCGCTGCTGCGCGACGCGGGTCATAGTCGGTACTCTGCTCTGTCGCGCCCTGCGTTGCCGGAAACTCATTGGCGGAGTAGTCGGCCATGGTCTGCATCAGACCACGCGCCTTATTGACCGGCTGCGTTACCAGCGCGTTCACCACCGGACCGACGATCTGCCCTGGCGCTTCAGTGCGCCCACCTGTCGGCTGCACCGACTGACGGGTGCGGGCCGCGAACGCCTCGAAGGCGTCCTGCGCCGCCTGCTGCTCGTCCAGCGGATAGCTGTCGGTAGCGGCCAAGCTGCCCATCTGGTCAGGCATCGACTACATTCCTCCCAAGATCATCTTGTCGAGGTCATCCTTGCTAAGGCCACTGAGATCATCAGACGGTGACAGGCCATAATGATCCTGCAAAGCCTGATTGGCGTCACGCTCCGCCTTGCGTTCGGCAATCTCGCCGCCTTCCCGCTGGGTCAGATAATCGGTGAACTTGTCGACCGGCGTCGCCTGCAACGGATGCGGCATTGGCGGCGAGCCCTGCAGGCGCTCGTCCAGCGATTGCGAGAAGCCGTACTTGTCGGGCTGGCGGAATGTCATATCGCCAGCGCCACGCTGCATCTGCATGGCCTGCTCCATCACGTCGGACCAGCTGCTCGGTGCCTGTTGGGCACCCTCAACAATGACTGGCTCCTGCGTCTGGAAGCTGTGCGGGCCGGTTGGCCGCCGGTCTTCGATGTTCGTCGAGATGGCGGGCATCCTGGCCAGCGCCTGCTGCTCCAGGCCGCCAGTGATCGGCAGCGCATACTGGTCGCGCCGCGCCAGATTGCCCATCACCCATCTGCCGGGCATCAGTGCCCTCCGCTGCCGTTGGGTCCAAACCCGTTCTGCAGCTTCAGCGCCGCCGCAGCCGACGCATGCTGCGCCTTCTCGGCGTTCTGTGCCCGCTGGTCTATCGCCTTCTGCATGTCGGCGCTGGCCTTGAAGCGGGCGATCTCCATCTCCTGCGCCTTGCCCGCCATGTCGGCTTGGTGCGCCTCGCGGCTCTCCATCGCCTTCTGGTTCTGCACCGCGATCTTGGCTTGGTCGGACTGGATCGTGCCCTGCTGCTTGCTCTGCGCGATCTGGATCTGAGTGCTCAGCTCCATCTGCTTGTGATCGTCGGCCTGCTTCATCTTGGCCGCCTCCAGCGCACCGTCCTGCTGGTTCTTCGTCATCGCCGCCTGCTGCTTCATGTTCTCGATCTGCAGCGCGGTCTTGGCGTTGATCTGGGCCGGGTTGTTGTCCTGCTGCGGCTGCTGACCCTTCTGCTCCATCTGCTGGACGAGGTCATCGATAGCGCCATCGAGCGTGCGACCGGCGCGGTATGGCGCGACTGCGAACTTCAGCAGCTCACCGCAGAACGATGCGGTCTGCGGCTCCGCCGTGATCATCATCGACAATTGCTGGAGCAGCGGACCTAGCACCGAGATGAACTCGCCACGGCGTTTCTTCTCCGCGTTCTCGTCCTGCTGGATCGTGCTGTCCGTTTCGATGTCCAGCACGAATGATTTGGTACGACTGCCCTTGATGAACTGAAGCACCTGTTCGATGGTCGGCTTTTGCGCCAGCTTCTGGATCGCGTGGTTGGCACCTTCCTGCACCTGTTGAAATTGCTGCATGGCCTGCTGGGCCGCCTGCGGGTTCTGCTGACCCATCTGCTGGATCTGCGGTGACTGCATCAGCATCTGCGCCTGCTGTTGCTGCTGCTGCATCTGCTGCTGGATCTTCTCGATCTGCTTTCGGATCAGATCCTGGGTCGGCAGCTGGGTCTGCGACATCGCGATGATGGTTTCAGGCTTGAACTTCTCGGTGATGATCTCGGCGGTGATCTCCACCATGTCGCGGGCGACGCGCACCATCTCACGCTGTTTGTCGCGCACGCGAACAGAGCCATAGTCGGTCTTCAGCTCCTGGGCGCCCAGCGTCTCGTTGGGATCGGTCTCGCCGCGCATGATGTCGGACAGGCCGGTGATGGCGTAGATGTCATCAATGACTTGCTTGCGCAGCGCCACCAGCGCCGTGATGGTCTGCGCGATCATGTCGATCGGCAGCCAGATGATGACTTCCTTGCTGCCGCCGAAGGCCGCCCAGTTGCTGATGGGGACGAGTACTCGTCCCGGCGTCTTGATCTTGATGGCGGCCTGGATAGCGTCGCTCAACTCGGCACCGCCAGCCGGGTAGAAGCCCTTGACCTCCAGCGCATCACTGAGCGCATGAATGCGGCCCGTCAGCGTGTTGATCTCATCGAGCTGGTCCTGGTACTGCAGCGCGTCCGGCACCGGCACCAGTGAGCCACGCTGCGTCGTGCCGTAGGCGGGCTTCGGGCAAGGGAAATAGTTTTGCAAGTCGAGGTGCGGATCGTCCTCGTCCAGGATGTCTTCGCAGCCCTTGGCGACCCAGATCACCCGCTCGCTGTTCTTGTCCCAGATCTCCCAGAACTTGGCGCGCTCGCGGTTGTCGGCGCCGCCAACGGAGCGGCTCTCCTTGTCGACGCTGTACTCGGCCTTCTGGTATTCGTCGCCGCTGCTGTCGTGGAAACGCTTGCGGGCCTGCGTCCTGGTCAGGTAGCTCGCGCCAGCCACCCACCACACCTCGGTCCAATTGCGTGAGATGCTGTGCAGGAAGTCGCGCCTATTCTTGAACTCCAGGCAGACCTTCTCGTGCGAGTGATAGGTGTCGGCGTCGTCGTCCTTCTCTTCGTACCGGCACCACGGCACGCCGCGACCGTTCAGCGCCAGATCGTCGCGCACCAGGATCATGATGTCATCGATGCGGGCCAGATCGAACGCCACGATACAGCACCGCTCGATTATCTCGGATGACTGCTGCGGCACCGGACGCCGGTCCTTGAACTTGGGGACGACGACCGGGATCGGCGGCTTGGCGTAGATGCTGGGCTTGATGACTTCCATGTTCGCCCAAAACATTTGAAACTGTTTGTCGCGGGCGAGGCCGGTCAGCCGGTCCAGGCTGGCATACAGCTTGTCGATCTTGTCGCAGTGATCGTTCCAATTCTTGTAGGCGTCTTCGCTCTCCTCCAGGATGTTCAGCCACGCCTTGGCTGATCCCTTGGGCTGCGCCGCTGGCGTGTACTCCAGATCGTCGTGGCGAAGATCCTCATCGTTCGGTTTGTCTTCAGCCATGGTGCGCCACCCAATAGTCCCGGTTTACATCGCCTTCCCGGCAGAACGAGAACCATCGCTGCAAGTCGTGATCGATCATCGCATACAAAGGTATAGGCCGCCCCAACCGACACCGCGCCTTCCAGCGTCGCAGCGATGTCCGCTTCCGCATCACTTCACCACGCGAACTGTGCGCTCCTCTTTTTCCTTCGCCTCTCGTCTGGCTTCGCTGAGACAATGCTCCACCATCTCCAACGCATGCATCAACTTTCGGGCGCTCTTCTTACAATTGTATGTGGATGAGCCATGATCACTGAATAGGATCGAGAACTTCAAATCGGCCACCTCCAGCTCAAGCTTGGCCAGATGCTCAACAACATCCATTAAATAACTTGCCGTCGTTACGTTAACTGTCTTGTCACTCACAGCTGCAACCCTCCACGACGTGGCTCCGGCGGTGGCGGGATTATCCAGCCCTCCTGCTTCGGCACCACAACTTCACGGATCTTCGCGCCCTTCCAAGCCAGCGCCAGATAGCGAAAGGAGGCCGCCGGATGTGCTGTCCAGTCGTGAACGTCACTGGCTCTGAAGGCCTTCTTCTCATCATCCCATTCTCTTCTGTATTGTTCCAGCGCCGCAATGCCTGTTTCCTCGGTGCGGGTGTGAAACACGCACAGCGGCAGCAGCCTGCGCGCCGCGTTGATGCCGTCCTGGAACGAGGCGAACGTCACCAGCATCGGGTTCAGGCGGAAGCCCTGCATGGTCTCGACGCGGGTCTTGCCGGAGCCCCACTCCTTCACCTTGGCATCGTGCGGCACATAGTCGGTGCCGTGCTTCCAGCCGTACTTGGCGCAACGCTGCTCGATCACCTCGGCGAAATGCTCGACACCGACGCCACTCGCCGCGTAGTGATCGAGCAGCACGACCTGGGCGCCCTGGGTCTGGAAGAACCAGATCGAGGTGTCGTCGGTGACGCCAATGTCCCAGGCGCAATCGACTGGCTCTGCCGGGTCAGCCTCGACCTCCAGCACGCGGCCCTCGTTGCGCACTTGCGCCATCTCCAGCGCGAAGTACGCGCCCAGGATCGCAGCGTTCCAGTCGCAGAAGTACTCCTGGCGATATTGCGCGGTGCCGACGTCGACACCGTACAGCGCCTGATACTCCCTTAAGGTTTCGGCAAGAGCTTCTGCGCTGACTGCGCCGGTATCTTCGGCGGTGAGCAACTCGGCGAACCACTCGCGTGACTGAGTGGCATGGTGAAACATTTCGAGCGCATGATTGCGTCCCCGGGGAGTAGAGATGAACGTCGCCCAGCCGTTGTTCTCTTCGACCATGGGCCGGTGG